GGTTTCGGCCTTAGCCTGATAGTCAACGGGAACAGCCAGAACAGTGCCGTTCGAATATTTCCAGTCGCCATAGATATTAAATCCGGCTGGTAGTTTATTGACCTCAACAACTGAAAAGCCAGCCGGATAGAGTCGCGACACATCTTCTGATACGGAACGGATTATATTTTCAGAATCAATGCACAACTTATATTTTTTCGTGAATTTACTCAGCGACTCATAAAAATCCTGACCATCTTCACTACGAAAATACAGAAAGTTGTTATCATAATCCGGGTCATCAGGAATGTATCTGGTTACGTTTTTTAATTCCATTATATTCACCTAAATTATCCATTAATTGTACGCCAGCCATTACCCACCCACATTTGTAGCGGTCTATACGCAAATGTCACACCGTATGCTGTTGTTGGGTCATGTCTGGCCTGTGTTAAAAAGCAACCAGCAGGCGCTTCTGCTGGTCCATATTCATCTACTTTGCCAGGCCATACAGGAGCGCCGCGCTGGATATTTTGGACATAACGATTATCTGATTCGCCTTTTGTATATACGTTTCCTGATGTTAAATAACGGGCGTCGAAATTACCGTAATTATCCGGAATAACTTGTCCATTAACAACAAACTGAATACTGCCATCGGTATTACGCTGGCTGTATAAATGCCATCCCTGGTCGTCATCCAGCTCAATAACCGTTGGTCGATTTCCGTCACCCCACAAATGAAATTGAGCATTCAGCACGGAGTTATTTGAGCTAGTCATGGTCATTCGTTTGGCATTGCCTGCGCGAATGGCTCCCAGAACCTGCATTTCACCGGGAGCGACACGAACGGTGTGCTGGCTATTCGCAAACGTATCCAGTATCCCGTCACCGTTCTGTTTAATTCCTGTGTCGTTATCGCCGAACACAATCGAATTACCACCAAGCGCATTGTCAGTACCAATGCCTAACGGACCGTTTAGCCTCCCTCCATTAACTGACAGCGCTCCGACATCTTCGGGAGTGGGTTTCATCAGGCTATTAAACAGTGTATATGTCTGACCGCTGGTTGAGTTTCCCGGCTGTACTGATGAATATTCAGGCGTACTGTGTAGCGTGACATTTGCATTACCGGTGTAATCATATTGCGCAATTAACCAGTACGCATACTGGCCGATATTAATATAAATATCGTAAGTGTCTCCTGATGTGTTAATCCAGGCACACTCAAGAACACCGTTAGGTGAGCGTTTCCATAATGTGGCAGTAATTCCTGCAGGAGAGCTATTACCGGAACGCAGCACCAGTTCACTGATAGCCGCCGTTTCAAACGCGCCGACGTTAAAACCAGCCCCGCCATACAACTTAATCACCACGGTAGACGTGGACTGCGGCATTACAACCGTGGCGATTTTGAACCAGCCTGATTCACCAAGTGTAATGGTAGTCGATGTTACCGCGCCGATAGTTCTCGCAAATTGTTTTTTGTCCGGAATATCGCCGCCATTCTGCGATTTTTGCATGGCACCAGCAGCTTGCTTTGCTGTTTCTCCCAAACCGAGGTATGTGAGAATATCTGCAATGCTGGCTTTTCCGATGATGTCGCGCCCAACAGAAGTAAGATCTGTCTGTCCGGCTGTATCATTCCCCGTAAAATACGGAAGTTTATCTGCACCAGTAGCCAGACCAGCGAGCGCCGTCAGCGTGGCATCAAGAGTCTGAAAATCCTTACCGAACGCAGCGGACATTTTGGCGATAAAGCCGCTCAGGTCACCATCATCGAGTACATCCTGCCCGCTCTTGCTGGCTGTGTACTGTGCCAGTGCTGCAGCGATGAAGCTCGCCTGACGCAGCGCTTTATTTACCTGTGCACTTGATGCCTTGCCCGCAGTAAAACCAGACAGGAGCGCCGGCAGCGCCTCCCAGTCAGGCTGCGATGTAACATTAGCACCCTTGCCCGTCGCAAACGGTTTAAAATCATTTTTAGCCATCAGAGTAATGTCCCCCATGAACCGGCATCAAACCCGCTGATATATTCGTTATCCATATCAAACCCAAAAAACCTGTTTCCTTCAGAAGGCGTTTCCACCGAAGGAATTTCAATACTTCCGCCCCATACACCAGCGGCCTTTACCGTCAGATACCCTTGTCGTATCGCAGCAATAAGTTCGAGAGAGACCGATGAAATATCTGTTTCAGGAAAAACCCAGATACCTATGGTCATGTCCTGGTTATCGACGATCTGCATCTTCAGACCGGACCCGTCCAGTGCAGCGTCAAGAATGGGAGGCAGAGAGTCGTTTCTTCCGTCCCAGTTGTTAATTGCTATCTTCGTTTTTAGAACGATGCGATAGGTTTCATCGCTCAGCGAGGTATAACCCGAATCCGGATCATATGGCCCCTGCCAGACGCCCTGGTCATATCCGAGTCCGTCAGTGTCCCAGCTGAAATAGACACCGCTTATTGGCTGGCTTACAATCCGGCTTAACCCTATCCACTGGCCGAGAATATCGAGTTGTATTCCTGTCGCATGATCAATATCAAAAGCGTTTATTATCCCATTTATTGCGGCTGAGGTTTCAGCTAACGGCCTGGTCACTAAATCGATGTGTTCAACGAATTTAGGTTTTGTCGCATGGTAGTTAGTAATTAAGTCCGTATATTTGTTCATGCTTCCACCGTAATAATGATATTTTCCGGCTTACAGGAGGCAGATTCGTCGTAAGCAATATTAATATTCGCCGCAGCAACAGCTTCCGGAGATTTGCCGATCAGCAACTCCTGAATATCGTAATAGCGCGCATTTCCACCACTGACGACCCCAAGGTTAGCAGGAGAATAAATCCGGCTCAGCAGTACCTGGTCACCAATCATCAGTCTGTTAATGTAATCCGCAACAGCCTGCTGAATCTGCACACCGATTTGTGAGGTGTACCCGGCAAAAACTTTTAAGGTGATTTTTCCGTAAACAGGGACATCAGTTGGTCGCGAAAAGCTGATTATGTGGGGATTACCATATCTATCCGGTACGGTTACGGATGTTTTTCCCCAGGTTCGGACCCCCTGCCCTTTATTTCCCCGGATGGTCCTGGCTATTTCGGTCACATCACCGCCGTCAACAATGGCCGAGATGGAATGCGGCGGAAGCCCGTTACCGTCAGTCTTTCCTGTATCATTTTCATAGAGCTTGTGGCGCGTCACACCAGCAATATTAGCGATCGACCCGTCCACACCTTCAAATGGTGTGATGGATGGTATCGCGACACTCTGCCCCTGCCTGATGCGCAGTTCTGCGTCCGTTTCTGCAGGTGCGCCAACGGTGGCCGCCGCCGGGTTGGTTACTGACGTCCAGCCACGGGTCGGTGTATTGATGGTGGTGATAGTCCCGGCCAGGGCCGCAACCACTCCACTGTTTGAACAGATAGCAGTTACCGTCACGGTGCCATCAACACCAATCACCACTGAAGCAGGAAGACGCCATATCACATTATTAGTGTCTTTCACTGTGCCGTTCGTAATGGTTGTTCCTGCGGTGCCAGTGAGCAGTAAATCCACGGTAGAGTTCGTTGCACCTTTGCGCGCGATACCGTTAATTTTTACGTTACTGGTCAGCGCTGCGCCGTACCCGGTAACAGGTGAAAAGCAGTTATAGACGGAAATGGCTGTGTTATTGGCATCGTGAATAGCAAGCGCCACCAGCGCCACCATCTGGCCGTCTTTGCTGTCCGGCTCCAGATAAGCGTCACTACCATAAATCTGCTGGAAATAGCTCGTCAGGGTATCGAGTATCGTCTGGTAATCAGGCGCACTGATCCCCTCAGCGGTTACCGTTGCCGATAAGCCGAGTGTGTCCAAATTGAGGGCCATTTATGCCTCGCTGGTTACTGTCGTTGTTCCGTAGATAGTGTCGATTTCAGCGAAGAACTGGACGCGGCGCGTCGAGGTGTTCACTGTCGTATTGAAAGAGAGAATGGATTTAACGCCCCGCGTTTCGAGGATACGCTTGCGGATCGCCAGATTATAGGTTTCCGGCTTTTGCTTACCGAGCACAGACTGAATCCATGGTGTTCCCTCTGTCTTATCGAGGAACCACTGCCCGTACCACAATGCGAATCGTGTTTTTACCGCCTGCGCGACAGCTTCTGGCGAGTTAATCAGCCAGGTATCATCGCCACTACCAAAAGTGTAATCACCTTCGCCGTCTTCACGTCTGTACCGCATTAGTTCACCTCATCTGTATTGCTTCCACCGTGTTGAACGCCGCCATGCGTATGGGTATTGTCAATCACCTTGCCGTTCGCTTTCACACTACCGATAAACTCAACAGCACCGGTGATTTTTGATGCAACGCCAGAAACAACGGACCCTACCATGCCGCCCAGCCAGGACAGCAGCCCATAAATGGTAACTTTCGCCGAGAAGTCGGCCAGCGGGGTAACTACATCCAGACCGCCAGGCGCTACGATTTTAATTTTTTGCGTAGAGGGATTGAGCTCAAAGAACGTACTTCCGTCGTCGCTACGGAGCTGCGCGGCGCTGGTGCTGATACCGCTAATTTTCTGCGCCTGCGACTGCGGGCCGACGATACAGAAAGCATCCGATAAATCATGCACCCGGTCATCGACAGGCTCTTGCACCCCGCCGTTCTGCCACCAGAAATCGATGCAGCGATCGGCGAAAATCACCAGGCATTCATCACCGGCTTTCACCGGGAACGTTAGCGTGCAGCCGCCGCCGCGCGGAAACACCACCGGCACATCCACCAGCAGCGGGTAATTTTTGGTAATGCGGTTCCCGTCGTTATCCGTTTCAACCGAACGAATAGCAGGCTGCACAACCGCCGTAACCGCGCCGGGATCGAATGACTGAATAATTCCGGGCAAAGCGACGCGGATCTGGTTCTTTGTGGTTTCCCGCTCCGATTTGAATGTTTCGGCAAGGTCGCCGCTGCGGGTCTGGTCAGATACTGCCATTTGTTAGGCTCCAGAAAGTAAAAAACCCGCCGGGTGGCGGGTTTATAAATAAGGTTTAATTAAGCAGCCTGGGATTTCATTTCTGCTATTTTGTCCAACATCTTGTTCACTGCTGAAATAGATGAACTCGCTTCTGTTTGCAAAATAGTCTCTGTTAGATCGTAGTCCGCGCGCTTACGCTTCATTTTTTGTTGCTTAAGAACTGCCCCCAACTGGATAAGAGACATTAACTCATAAGGTTCGCCCTTTCGCCTTGCGTCTGAAGTCAGATATTGTACAACTCCATCATGTGTTGTTGGTGGACAACACGTCAAAAGGCCGCATGTTTCATGGTAGAAAGCATAGTAAGCCCGCGAAATAGCACTTCTGAAACCAGACTCAACACCAGTGTCTAAACACGTGATGGCTGCGTCAATGAACTCTTTTCCTTGGATACTCATATTGTGAATTGAATCTCCTGCCGATTACGCCCGCGGAACCAAGCTGTTACATTTTTTCCAGCGAAGACTTCATTCATTGCAATTTCAGTAGCAACGTCAATATCCATATCGGAAAGCATATCAGCATCTTCGCATAACACATCACAAACTATGCCCGCATCCCCTTCCGGGCTTGCGACGTAGTCATGTGAAATTGCTAAAACACCATAATTTTTGGCGACATTAGCAATTGTTCTGGAAAGAAGACTTATTTCATTTGTACTTAAATCAGTCACACTTATGAATGCATCTAATGCCTGTTTTTTTTCCATAACATCTGACTCCATGCTTTCTCGCTCGCTATCGCTTCCAATCATAGACAGAGCTTTTCGAGCAAAAAAGAGTGATAGTTCACCATCACCGTCCGCATAGGCTGCATTCCTGGCTCGTACACACAAAGCGAGACTAGTAATTTCCCTAGCCAGTCTCACAGCCTCTTCACGATACAATTCATACTGCCCGGTATAACTGAGATAAGAGAGATAATTCCTGGCTACTGCTTCGTCACGATATGCAACTGCCTCCCGGAAAAAACCGACAGCCTCACTGTGTTGATGTGCAGCTCCATGGGCCAGAGCCAACACCATAAGCTTCACGGGCTCATCTGGGATTTTACTTGCTCCAGAAACCACTCGCTTTAGTGTAAAAGCATCTAACTGTTGCCCTTCATCAATATGCGAAGTAAGCATCTCAAGCGTTTCATTCAGTTTGCTATGCAGTGCAATTGACATTAATTATCCTCCGTGGCAGCAGAATTTATCATCAGGAGGCATCATCAACAACCTGTAGTTTTATTCATTACTCCCCATTTTAGACTAAGACTTTATTCTTTTGCGGGGAGGTAAAGAGAACTTGTTAAAAATAAATTCCACTCAATCAGGCACTTTCTTACACGGGAAAGATCCGATGAGTTTCGGCGCGTCCATACTGTTCTGCAGCAACTGGACGTTCAGGAAGCGCGTTTCGGTACCAGGACGGCGAATAAACTCGAAACCGTAATTGTTACCGTCTTTGGCTGGCATAAGACCCATATCCGCCTTCATTCCATTGCCGTTACCGAGCGTTTTAATTTTCTGGGATGTAACTGTCTCACCATTAATCCTGAACAGTGAATCAGGAATCAACTCTAATTTGTAGCCACCACACTGAAGCGTGATACCGCCGGGATTCGCAGCAAACGCTAACCCCGGAAGGAAACAGAGTCCGATAACAATCCACTTTTTCACTATCCTACCTCACGCTGTAAAGACGACGCCGAACGGAGATCCGCTGCGCCACGCGCTTCGCACATCATATCCATGTACCACGCCTGGCCCCTTGTATCACCAGTATACATAATGCCTTTCACAACATAAATGCCATCCGTTGCGATGCTGGCCGTCATTTGTTTGGACACGGGCAGGGTAACGTTAGAGTTGCCATCTATTGTTTCGTCAAAGTAACGTCCTGCCGCTTTAGCGATATCGTCATTCGGTAAAGCTGTTTTATAGATAGAAGCCTGATCCAGTTGAATTAGCCCGTTAACCCGGATGTTCGGGTTAATCAGCGCACGGACGTTTACGCCGTTGCCGATGGTCTGCTGCGGCATACCGATAAGGCCGGTGGCGCTGTTCAGCACAATCGCGTCGTGCATGTATTCACCTTCGGGCAGCATATTAAGCTGACCATCCACGAACTGCCAGGTGGTGCCACACTGCGCGGCAACGCTATCCATAAGATACCGTGTCATGCCAAACAGCGCACGTCCGCGCGGGAAAACAGTCGGGGGGAATACCGGAGTGCGACCAACGGTCGCGCCTTTGGCTTCGAAGTCCTTCATCAACAGCCTGAACATATCTTCTGTCGTGTAACCCGCTGCCAGCGTCTGATTGGTAATGCTGGTGGCAAATGCCAGATCCGTATCGGCGGCCTGAATCAGGACGTAGGAGTCAATGGGACTGTCTTTTCCTGTGACCGAGTAACGAATCTCTCCGCTAAAAATCAGTCCGTAGTTACGCCCGTCGCTCTGGCCCACCGTGTCGGCGTCAACTTCCCGCGCAATGCCGACATCGCTGGCCGCCACCTCCGGCGCGATACCGTCGTAACCGGCCATCAGCCGCACTTTCGAAAACTCCTGGCCGGTGATGCGGTTCACCGTATCAGCTGACAGGTTGTAGATTTTGAACGTTCCCACCCGGGACGCGCTGCTGATGTTGAACCAGTCGATCGTAAAGGTCACTTTAAAATCGCTGAGTTGAATACCCTGTCCGTTTTCGCCCACGAGCTGCAGCTCGAAATGCCTCATCCAGTTCTGTGACATGCTTACTCCGTTAATACCAGTAAATGACTGCGACCGCCCAGGTCGGTTTTCGTCGGATAATCCTGTGTACTGTCGTCACACATCACCACCAGCTTAAAACCCAGTCCCATGTATGCGTACTGTGCCAGCAGGTCGACGCCAGTGACCAAAGGAATGCCGGAGATTACCGGCTCCCCCCTGTCGTTCTGCAGGTCCATGATCCAGTACAGGTCACGCCAGATGATGCGAATCCGCCACGTGATACCCGCCAGGATGATGCTGAACTGCTGGTTATCCGCGGTCAGCGGAATTTCCTGAATAGCCATTAACCCAGCCCCAGAAAAGCCGCACCACTCTGCAATAAAGAAGTGTTGGGCGGTTTAGTTGTTTTGGTTCCGGTATTGAGGACTGGCGACGTGCTGGCCCCGTCCTTCATGTCGGTTTTATCCGCGACGGTTACCTGCTGCGTCTGCGAGATGAGAACCTCCCTCAGGGTGAGGACGGCGGACAAGACATTTTCGGTCGTCCTGTCGGTCGTCACCTCCAGTGCGCGGATCAGCATGTTGCTATACAGCCTTTTGCCGGTCACCACATCGAAGGGAATACGGCTTTCCTGCAAGTCGAGTATCTCCTGATACGTCTGCTGAGGACTCAGACCCAGTAAGCTGGTGGCCGTCAGGTTACTGGCAAAATCCAGCAACGATCCGCCACCAGCGAAACCGACCTCCATCACCACTTCAGACGGTTTTTTGTAGGCATGGTCAGCGATGGCGGCACCGACCTCGACAGGGTGCTCTGTTATCTCTAGCGTGTCGGTGTGCTTCTCTGAAACAACCACACTGGGGATAAGCACCCCAATTCTCCTGGACTGCTGATGAAAGAGAGTAGAGAGAATATCCATTAACCCACCTTCGTTTGATTGCCGCGCATGAGCTGGGCATTTGCAGACTGCTGCCGACGTTCTACCTGATTCCCCACGGAGTGCGGATCACCACCACCGTAAATGTGATAGGTGTTCTGTTGCTGGACCTGAGCTCCGGGTGCGGGCATGTTGCTTAACACCTTCGGAATGTAGTTGCGGGTTTCCTGAGGCATAAGGGCCATCCCGTGTTTCTGTACATTCCCGATCCCCCAGTTATATGACGCCAGCGCCTTGCTCAGGTCACCGCCATTCGCCCGCAGCAACTGTGAAAGATATTTTGCTGCAGCCTGCGCAGCCTTCTCCGGATCGAAAACATCATTCCCGCGCAGCCCCATATCTCGTGCAGTGCCGTCCATAAACTGAAACAGGCCTTTAGCGCCGGCGCCGGAAACTGCAAACTGATTCCCGCCTGATTCAGTGATGGCCACACTGCGCAATAAACCTTCCGGAAGCCGGTATAGGTGTTCCAGATTGGTTAGCATCGGCTGCATCCATCCCAGCAGCTCAGCGCCAGCTTTTGTTGGTTGTGGCCGCTTAACTGACTGTCCGTGTTGTTCAGGGTCATCACCCCCAAACCAGCCGCGAACCGTTCGGCCTACGCTGCGGGGATCGAATCCCCAGTGCTCTTTAATCCAGTCGGCGGCACCGTTGGCGCTGTCTGTTACCATTGGCATCGCTGACGAATTTTCGCTGCCCTGATTAAGCATCTGTTTGCCGATGCTGGCGGCATCGGCCCAGCGACCGTCTTTAATGGCATTGAGCAGGTCGGCGATCATGTTCAGCATTTTGCTGAACTCCCCTATCCATCTGCCATTTAAGCTGCATCCCGTCGTACTTCTGAGTGTCGATCGGACGGCCTACCTGCTGTGCCGCAGCCAGCTCAACAACAGTCCATCCCAGCTCCATCCCCCAAAGGTTCAGCGGATTGCCGTCTTTACTGATATCAACATTAACGCCAGCAATGGCAGTTGAATCTTTGCCTACCCAGTTTTTACCATTCGGATTAGCGCCAGAACCCGCCACACCAAAACTGGTATTCGTCCAGCTGGAAATGTCATCTGCGATAGAGACGTCTTCGCGCAACTGGATATCACGTGTCCAGGTATAACCCACCAGTGGCAGATTCAGCCCCTGGTCGAGTCGCTCCAGCTCCCCGATGAGAAAGGCACCGGAGCTATCAACGGTTGCCTGATCAAAAGTAATCATTCGTCTGTTCCTTAAATCTTCCAGGAGATTTCTGCGTTGCCGTTAGCGTCACCGGCCCCCGTAAAAAAAGCATCAGGTAACGCGGCTGTTTTGCCTGTCACCTCTGCCGCCGTGATCCCGCCAAGTGGAACCGGGATGGAAGCATCGGCTGATACCACGATGTACACCACGCCCCCTTTTTTAACGGACGAAGCATCAGCACCCACGTTTACCGTCATGTACCCACGCTTCATGGCGTCGCCCGGGAAATTCTTATCAGTACCCACCTGGCGAACCATGTCTGGTTGCGATGTGGTCGGATACGGACGAACGTAGATACCCTTCACCTTGTCGACGGTGTCACCCTCCGCCAGCGGCACGAAAAAGCCGTCAGCGTCGTATTTGCCAGCCAGACCATACGCTGCGAAGGCGTTATCGGATTTAAGGATCACCGGTTCGACGGTTAAGTCCTGCGGGCGAGAGATAGCCCCGGCAATGCCAACAGGCATCCGGTACAGATATGCAGTCATTGGATTATCCTTTGCGGTTAGACCAGAAGTCGGCGTTTTGTTTGTTCAGGGAAGCGATGCTGGTCATGCCCATGCCTGGACGTTGTGCATCGCCCGTGGTGCTGCGGGTGTTTCTCCCTTTTGCAATCTCAGATACGGCGTTAAACGCCATATCAACCGATTGTTTAGGTAATTTGCGGATATCAGCGTCACCGACATCCCTTCAAATGAGGCGAGCGTGGCCGGATGGAATACCTGCTCAGGAGAGCGCGTTACGACTATCTCACCGAACTTGTCAGGCTTGAGGTTTGGCAGATCAGCAGCGCCATAAAGCTGCTTACCGGTTCGACCTATCGGCACGTCTTTACACAGCAGGGAGCCGTCAGCCAGCTGATAGCGGGTTTCCCCCAGCCGGGTATTGAAAAAATATTTCATGTTTTACCTGCGATTCAGGCGAGATAAGAATGAGGGTTGGGGAAGACGATCTCTTTATAACAGCGGCAGTTCGGGAGCTCGCCAGCGTGACCGGTCATGCCGTCAAGCGTTGGAGGTCGTCCCCATTCGACAAACTTCCCTTCCATCTCCCGATGAGAATGCCGGACGTCGCCATCTTCGGCTGTACGCCAGATATAACCATTCGAGCCGATTGACAGCGCACGCGCCTGATCAAGCGCGCCGGTTGCACGTCCAAGCTCGGTACGGGCGATAAGATTCGCTCGTGAGCGTGACACGTCACCGGACGCTGCTATCTCTTTCGCGAATGGCTCAGCCCGTCCGCCAGTCACAACAGCCTCAATAGCCTTGTTCTGGATGTCGTACACCCTGTCAGCAGCTTCAAGGGGTAGCGATTTGATGTACCTGACCTGCTGCGCGATGATGGACTGCATCACCTGACCTACCGGGGCGCGGTCGACCATGTTGCGCAGCTCTGCGCTGATGTTCCGGCTGTGCTGACGCCACTGCTTTTCATTCTGGCGCGCAATGTCGGCGGTAAAGTTCACAGCAACCTTCGTCGCCCACGGCGTTATAATTTCGCTGTAGCGCTCCAGGGCTTCCATGATTTCGGTGACGCTATCATTTGAACCATCGTAGTGCCCATTTACGATATCCCCGACCGCCCGCGCTATCTGCCGTAGGCTCGTTCGATATCGGATCTCCGCCTGTCGGCTCTGGCGGTTTGTCGACAAGTTCGCCGATGTCGGGCGGCGCTTCGTCTTCGGCATTCTCGATATCCTCGTCGGTAATGGATGCGCCGATGCCAGTAACATCGGAGTTTTCACGCAGGTCGGTCATAGCGGCTTTGGTTGTCATCAGCCCTGCATCCAGCGCATTGACAATCGCCGTGGTGGTATTCACAGCCACCGTTGAGCGGTCCACATCTGACATCTGCCATATGGGAAAAACGGTGGCGACGCTGACCACGCTGGAAGATCTCTTCATGGCGGGAGCAGAAACACAGCCCGCGCTGGTCCTCGCGCCGCTGCGCGTTGCTACCAGCACATGGCCGGATGAAGCCATTAAGTGGGGGCATCTGCGGAATATCGAAGTACAGCCGATTGTTGGCAACGCTAAAGCACGCGCTGCGGCGCTGGCGAACAGCAACGCCAGCGTCTTCACCATCAACTACGACAATCTGGTCTGGCTGGTGGAAGAGTTGGGCGGCCACTGGCCGTTCGGTACCGTCATCCCCGACGAAAGCACCCGGCTAAAGTCGTTCCGGCTGCGTGGGGGTGGTAAGCGCGCGGCGGCGCTGGGCAAAGTGGCGCATAAACACGTCCGGCGCTGGATGAATCTAACCGGTACGCCAGCGCCGAACGGCCTGGTGGATTTGTGGGGGCAAGCGTGGTTTGTGGATCAGGGTCAGCGTCTCGGGCGCACTTACGGCGCGTTTACCTCCCGCTGGTTCAACTCGATACAGTTTCCGGGTCAGAGCTGGACGAAGCTGGAGCCTTTCGCTCACTCGCAGGACGAGATACAGCGAGCACTGGCCGACGTGACTATCTCGCTGGACGCCGCCGACTGGTTCGATATCCAGGAGCCCATCCATAACGTGATCCGCATGGACATGCCACCGAAGGCCCGCCAGCAGTATCGCGAAATGGAAAAAGAAATGTTCCTCGAGCTGAACGGCGAGGGCATCGAAGCGCCGAACGCCGCAGCAAAGACGGTGAAGTGTCTGCAAATTGCCAGCGGTGCGGTATACACCGACGACGCCGGAAGTTGGACAGAACTGCACGACGCGAAGCTGCAAGCGCTGGACAGTATTCTCACCGAAGCAGCTGGCGCACCGGTACTCGTTGCCTACCACTGGAAACACGACCTTGAGCGTCTGCTTAAAGCATTCCCTCGCGGGCGTCATCTCGACCAGGATCCACAGACGCTACGCGACTGGAACGCCGGAAGGATACCGGTTCTGTTCGCACATCCGGCCAGCGCAGGCCACGGCCTCAACATGCAGGACGGCGGTAACATACTGGTGTTTTTCTCGCACTGGTGGGATCTGGAGCAGTACCAGCAAATTATCGAACGCATCGGGCCAACCAGGCAGATTCAGGCCGGACACAACCGCCCGGTGTTCATTCACCACATTATCGCCGCTGACACTATGGACGAAATGGTGATGGAACGGCGCAACTCAAAACGAACAGTGCAGGACATCCTGCTCGGGGCAATGAAAAAGAGAGGTATAGCATGACACCGGTTATCTCTGACACTGACCTAATTAACATCAAAGAGGTTGAGCGTTCTGTTGGCCTGAAAAAATCCAGCATTTATGAGCGCATCAGTAATAACGAGTTCCCGAAGCCCAAGAAGCTCGGGAGCCGAACCTCCCGCTGGGTACGCGGCGAGGTAGAAGAGTGGAAAAAACAGTTTCTTTAAATCAAACGCAACTGGTCAATATAATCCGCATACCACTGCATCATTTCCCGACGCCCTTCCATATAGAGGGCATGGTTATAAACCCCGCGAATATTATTCTTGTCCACATGAGCGATCTGGAGTTCAACCCAGTCAGAGTTGAATCCTCTATCGTTCAGTATGGTGCTGAACGTATGCCGGAAGCCATGCCCTACAACCCTTCCCTTATACCCCAGCGTGTGGATCATCCTGTTTATTGTGTTCTCGCTCATGACCTTTGACGGGTCATTCCTGCCGGGGAACATATTCACGTATCGACCTGTAAGACCGTGCAACTCTTTCAGCAAGACAACAAGCTGGTCGGAAAGCGGTACCAGGTGCGGGCGATCCATCTTCATAAATTCGGCGGGTATCTCCCATAGCCGATTATCGAAATCTACCCATTCCCATTTTGAGTGCCGCAGTTCGTAGGTACGCAGCCCCGCCAGCATCATGATCTGCAAACCCAGCCGGGGAAGCGGACTCCCCTTGTAACCCTCAAGCGCCGCCAGAAAATCGGGTAGCTCTTCCGCTGTCAGGAACGGGAAGGATTCACCTTTATGGCCGGTCATTGCGCTATTCAGTTCGCTGACGGGGTTGTACTTCGCGCGCCCGGTCGCAACAGCATAACTGAATACCTCGCCGCACCATCTGCGCGTTTTAGCTGCTTTCTCAGTTGCGCCGCGATTCTCAATTTTACGCAGCGCCGTCAGCACCTGGACGGGCTCGATCTCAGCAACCGGTAACTTACCAACCGCCGGAAAAATATCCTTATTGAATGCTTCGAGAATGTCAGAGGCATAGCCAGGCGACCAGCGCGGCTTCTTAAACTCATGCCACTCGATGGCAATATCTTTAAAGGTAATAGAGTTTGCTGCGGCAGCTGCAACAGGGCTTTTGACCTTTACCGGATCCACACCAGCTGCAACACTTCGCCGGGCTTCATCTCGCTTTTCGCGAGCAGCGGCCAGTGAAACAGCCGGGTACACACCGAGCGCCAGCATCTTTTCTCTACCGGCGAAGGTATAGCGATATCGCCAGTATTTCGCTCCACTGGTTTTCACCAGCAGAATAAGCCCGTTACCGTCTGGCAGTTTGTAGTCTTTCTCGCCTGGCTTTGCCGTCTCGACCTGTCGCGCATTTAGTTTCAT